TGTCAAGCGTGGCATAGCTGAGCGGAACCACAATCGAGACTGGTCTTCGGCTATCCTTATCCTTCAGATTCTCCTCTTCCGTGTCCAACGGAATATACGCCGTCAACGTCTCGTCTATCTTATTCCATGTCGAGTAACGCTTGCTCATCTCAGCATGGCTAGCCTGAGCCCTCGACATGATCTCGGTCCGAAGCTTCGTATGAAGTTCGCTCCCTGGAACCAAGTCCATATCCAAGGGATACTTATACCCGAGATCTCCAACACTCGCCAGGCTTGACTGAAAGGCGGGAATGTTATCGTTATCTGTGTCAGTAAGAATAAAAGGCATCTTATATCACCCTCTCATATTCAAGCGCTGGATCGTCGTCTTCCTCGAGTTCCGCATATTCAGACTCAATATCTTCACCAGTCTCTCGAGGCTCGAAATACCGGTCTCCCTCTTCGAGAACATAGATGATTCCCGAAAGTGCATCAATTACGTCCCACTTGGAAGGTCTCGGCCACTGAAGTAAATACTTCTCAATGATGCCGGAACAAGCCGAGCTATGTTTCACCAGCTTGTTTCTATACATCGGAACCATTCCACCACTTCTCCGAGGCCCACTCTTCCCTTCTCTCGGTGAGACCTCCACGATTACATAAAACTTCCCAAGCCTCAACATCTCATTACGAAGCGGGTAAGTTATATACTCATGAAGTCCCGTGACCTCCGGCGCAATAACTAAGGCATTAAGTCTCTCCGCCATCGCGAAGGTCTCATTATAGAGAGTGTCGGGATACATTTGATCCTCGATGATTTCCCTCACAAAGATCTCATTCGTCCGCGTGTTAACACCAACTCCAACTATCGCGGTATTAGCACTTCCAGTCTTCATCGTCCGCGCAGGATCCATGAGCACGACACTCTCAACATCGCTATTCCCGTTGAGGTTAAGCTCGCTCTCCTCATATTCTTGAAAGTAATCTTGCTTAAAGCCAGCATTCTCTTTCGCGACCGGAATGTTCCTGAACTCACGGTAGAGAACATCCAGCATCTCATTTCTTCTATAACTGTTCGCCAACTTCTTAACATCCTCGTCCGTCATGTGCTCAGGCCAGATACTCTTATAATTATCGTCGAAGAGTTCAAGCCTGACCGTCTTCCAATCAGGATACATACTTTCGTCCAGAAGGTTATTAAGGAGAGAATCCTCATGTAGGATAGTCCCTACCACAATAACTCTCCAATCTCTCCGGCCTCTTTCCACGCTGTTGAGAAGGGCTGAGAAGAACCACTTCTTGAGTTTTTCTCTTCTCTCTTCACTCTCAACGCCCTCATCATCTTCAAGATCATCAACGAGGATAAGATCAGGCCGGCGACTCCTAAACTTCCTACCACGAACTTGCTGGCCAGCACCTCTCGGCATGACCTTAGTCCCCTTCGCCGTAACCCATTCCTTCCGGCCAAAGCTATCCTTCCGTTCCTCTGGTTCAAAGTTCCCGAAGAGAGCCGCGATATCTTCACTCTCGATTAGCTGAGTCTTGATGTCCTCGCTCTGCTCGACCGCGCTGTCCGAGGTTGCCGAGACCGGGATGATATAGTGAGAGTCCTGAAAGATCATCCTCTTGATCGGAAAGATCGTGTTGACTAAGGTAGTCTTTCCAATCCCACGAGGGGCAGCAATGGCCGCTGTCTGGATCGAGTCATCATCCAAGATCTCAAAGATTGGATCATGAAGGTCCGGTGAGAACTCTTTATAAAAGACAGCTGGGAAGAAGGACTTACAGAAATACTTAAAGGAGTGATCACACTCCGCCAGGAATTCCTCTACTTCCTTCTCATTAGCCAGGTTCTCGCTCACGCTGAGATCTCCGCACTCCAGTCAACACCGCCGGAGATATTAGAGTTCGTAAGATTAACCAACCGATCCGTCGTCGTGTCCCCTGTGCACTCCACCAGTGCAACTGAGCTCCCAGTCAAGGGAGGACCGCCCGCTGTCAAGAGCTTATCCATCGTATTCACGACTTCAGCGTCACTCACGCCAGCGGCGCTGAGATCAGTTTCTAGCTGGCCGGCCCGCTCATTGATGGCGATCAGCTCTTCAATGATCGTCTTAGCTTGCGCCAGCTTAACTCTCCGTTCCGCAACTGTCTCAGCCATCACGCACTCTCCGCTTCTGCTGTCCAGTCGACACCGCCACTGACCGCGTAGTTAAGGAGATTGTAAAGACGACCCGAGATTGTATCTCCATCTGCTTCTCCGAAGTCACCACCGTCCTGAGGAGGCCCACCACCAGGAAGCATGAGATCCTGCGTTGCTTCGATATCTGCCGCTGCAGTAACCCCAGCAGCAATCATTTGAGTCTCAGTCCTGCTAGCCGTTTCGTTCAACTGGATCAGCTCATTCAACAGCTTCTGCGCCGTCGCCAGCTTCACTCTTCTCTCACTGCACTTCTCAGCCATCGTAGATTATTCTCCTTTTCATACTCTCATCATCGCTGCTCTGCCGAAAGGCTGTCTCCCAAGGACTCTTCAGCGTCTCCGGGCGGTCTCGAACAGTCCAAGTATCATCCCCAATATCCTTGATCTCGACCGTGCCGTCAGATCGAAGAATTGCTCTTCGCCTGTTCATGTGTTCGGGATCTCCTTGTAGACATTGAAGGAGCCTTGTGCCACTCGATACTTCGTAACACCATCGCCGGTCGTGAGCTCAACCATATAAACGTGATCTCGATATTCCCAGGTAGCCATCTCTGCCGCCGTCACGCCTATCACGATCTTTCCATCTGTCCCATCAGGTGTGGCTATATCCGTCGGCCCAATCGTGATCTCGCCCGTTTGGGCCTTCGTAGCAGCGTGCCAGTTGCCATACTTCACCCTCGTCGTTCCAAAAGACGGCCCGATATTAATAAGCATATCAAGGGTCGTAAGATCCACGACCGTGCCGTCCTTATCTTTCCAGACGAAAGTAAGGGCAAACGTCGATCCCTGCTCTGCGACTAAGTTAAACTCCGCTGCTAACATTCCCATCACCTTCGTTCATTATTTGAACAGAGACGTCAATACGATAACTCGAAGTGCCCAAAATCGGCAAGACTCTGATCTATGGTCTCGGTATCCCCATCCCAATCGCCTCCCCATCTCATCTTAATTCCCCTCGCCCTCGCCGTCTCCATAATGATACCAGCCAGGAAAGCAAAGCGATGAGTGTCTTCCCAATTGATCGGATAAGGTGCAATATCCACCGCTTTGCTCGGTAGCGAGTTATGGTTTCCAGCAGGCCACTCAATGTCACTATTGCCTGTGACAAAGGCCTCATGTTGCGCAGCCTCTCCTCGATGCCCACAAAGGACAGAGAAGTCAATCACTAGGATTGCCGCTTGCAATACCTGCTGAATATCCTCATGACACGTTGCGAGATTGAGCTGCGAAGCCCTTCCAAACTCAGCCACCCTGCATCTCCTTTTGAACGAGAAGCTCCAGTAATTTATTCCCTGTATTCTGTGCGTTTACCATCTGCTCCATCTTCTCCGTAAGCTCCATCAAGGCCGGCGCCGCAGCACAAACCGTGTCGCCTGTAGCCTTCCCGTTCTTCGATATTCCCAAGAACTTAATCACTCCCAGCGTGACCAACGCTGAACCTATCCCAGTTCCGCCAACAGCTGCGAGCAGCGTCTTCGCACTCGAGAACAGCTCCGCTGTTGCCTGCACCTCCGCTGGCGTAGCCATGTTAGCCCTTCTTCCCCAAGATCGCCATGAATATATCCTGAGCCATCTTCAAGATATCATCATCTTGCTTGAAGGGCGTCTTTTGCACAATAATATTCGCCACGGAAAAGATCAATAAGCCGTGAGTGTAAGGCGATTCCATAAACCAATTCCACGCAGTTTCCATTACTGTCTCCCTTCAAGGTAAGTAATCCGCTGATCTTGCCGCTGGACTTTAGCTTCCAGCTGCTCGACTTTCTTCATCAAGTCCTGGAGAATGATCGCCTGCGCCATCATCATATCATTCCCGTTGAACTCAGTAATCACACCCTCACCAGGTCGCAACGCCTCGCTAACCGCGATAAACTCGTCAGCCATCGGACCGACTTTCGTCGCAGGCTTCCTACGCTGATCTTCTTTCCAGTGATAGTTATACACGTCGAAGGCCTGAAATGCTTTCCATACATCAACTCTACGATGCCCACGGAAGAGTTTCAAATTCTTCTTAAGTGCCCTCGAGGAAGAGGTTGAGAAGCTTGCCTCACCCGCGTCAATCTCGGAATAGCTAGCCCCTTCCACAATTCGGAAGTTATGAGAGTTCGAACTCGTACTTCCAAAAACTACATCACCATTCGCCTGGAAGGTATGAAAGGAAGAAGCACCACCATCATACATCGTCCTTACTAGAGCCGCTCCATCTTCATCAGAATCAACAGCTATCCACGTATCAATACCCACTACATTATTAGCCGTCCCAGCTAATATATAATCCTTAGCAATTGCATCACCAAGAGTGAGATTATCATTATACGCGGATCGTTCGATAATCGACGCATCTTCTGATTCCATTGTCATCAGGGCCGTATTTACATTCCACTGCCCTGTAACATCCCTCCCGCCCGTCGTTCCAACAAGAAGAGCCTTCTTCAAGTAAACATCACCATCAGTCTCAATCCTAACCTGAACAGTGTCCCTTGTCGCGAACTCAATCGGCCGCGTTCCAGAACTCTCCAGAACTGTTGCGTTTGCAGTTGTTCCGTTCGCAATCTCATCAGCATCCGAAGTCAAGCCAAGAATCGAGAAGCCACCACTGTTCGCCAGATGAATATTAGCAACCTCATCTCCTGTATGCTGGACTAGGAAGGTCAACGCTTCCGCCGCTGTATCGTAGAGATGAAGCTCAGCACTCGGCGACTCCGTCCCGATACCAACATCTATCCCTGCCGTAATCGCAACCTTCGTAGGAACCGCACTAGATCTAAAGACCCTCATCCAAGGATCTTCAGCCGTTCCGTCATCCTCATAGACACTAAAGTCCAGCACACTCCCGCTCGCGTCAATCCCCCAAAGCTTCTCATCTGATGTCTCATCACTTTCATAAAGGAGAAGACCAGGATTCGAGCTCTCAATCTGCGCATCCCCATTTACAACGAAGTTAGCTGAACCTGCAATACCGCCGAGAGCTGGAACCTGCGTAGCCACAAAGAGCTTAGTCATAAAGCTCGAAACATATGGCTCAGTCCCAACTCTTCGAATGATCAAGGCGCTCGTCGAATCCGCAAGATCATCTTCCCACGCAGTCAGGAGAAGCCTCTCCCCATTCGCCGTAAGACTCCAAAGCTTCTCATCCGCACTCCCATCAGCCTCGTAAATTAAGAGTGACGGTGCGTCCGCGTCTATCGCCATCAAGCTCTTCGAGACAACAGGTGCGCCAAGATTCCCAAGCCTTCCACCAAAGACATTAACGGAGTGTGGAAACTCAACCGCTGTAATCGCTGCTCCACTTCTCGTAATAGTCATCGCAGTATCAGGGCTCGTTCCCGCGTCATTCAGCAACCTAAAGTCAAACTGATCTCCATCTGCCCCTATCGCCCATCTCTTCTCATTACTACTCCCGCCAGTCTCATAAAGCGTCAAGAGAGGCGCAGTGTCCTCCAGCGCCATGTCGCCCTGAACTGTAAGATTCTCTTTCAGCGTAGGCGTCGCGCTACCAATCAGCAAACTATCAAGATTAACAATCTTTCCACCAGTAATATGAACAGCATCACTATCCTGATACGCAATCGAGCCGAAGCCTGCATCTTTCGATTCCCACGTCGGAGCACTTCCAGCCCCGTTCGTGGTAAGTACATATCCATCTGTCCCGCCACCAGCAGTCAATGCCAGCTTCGAACCGTCACCATAAGGAATCGCACCAGCGGTCACAGCAACTCTAGCGAAAGCCCCAGTTCCAGAGAAGCCAGCTGTCGCCAACGCATCCAAGTCACTATCCGCTTGCTGTGCATCAAGGCTGGCTCTTGCCGTCGCACCGCTTTCAGCTACCCAGTTTGACCCACTTCCAACAATGATATTATCATCGGTCGTGGCCAAGCTTGCAATATCCGTAAGACCAGCATCCACAGTTTGCGCGCTCATTGCAGTTCTAGCATCAGCTGGCGATACTTTTATAAAATCATTCCCGTCACCAACGATAAAGTTATCCAGCGTAGGAGCCATTGCCGCAATATTATCTAACTCTGCATCCTGCGCTTGCGCCCCAAGACTCGTCCTTGCGGTCGCACCGCTCTCCGCCACCCAAGTAGCACCATTCCCCACGGCGATATTCCCATCCGTCACCGCGAGATTATGCAGAGCCAGCGCATTCCCAGTCAGAGCCAGCGTGCCAGTTGTAGTAATCGGGCCGCCAGTCAAGCCAGTTCCGCTAGCAATATTCGTAACCGTTCCAGCTCCCGCCGCCGCCATCTGCGCTAGTACCCAACCTCGATTAGCTACACCAAGAGAGTCAACTGGATCAAGCGCAACAGTTACATACCCATCATTAGCAATCGCCAGCTTCGCCGTTCCCCAGTCGATCGGATCGTCGGGGTTGCTGCCAGCCGTTGCCGTATAAACATGTACCGCACCATTTACCGCATCTATTTGCGCCGCCTCGTCTGCTATGATATACTCCCAACGATTATCTGTGTCGTCGTAATATCCGTTGTCAGTAATAGCGATACCATTCCCTGCCGATGCGGCGGCATGAGCTGAGATAGCGCCCAAACCACCAATTTGGAATGCGTCTAATACCGCATCCCACGCTTCGGGCGTCACGCCCAACCCGAGATTGCCCATCTGACTCAGAGTCATCTTAACATCAGCCGCAGGATCAACATTCCCGTTGTCCACATTACTATCAACGAGGAACTTCATATCACCAACACCCGAACCGCTCCCATTGTTGATAAAGAAAATACCACCCTTTGTATAATTGTCGGCGTCCCCATCATTCGCCGTCTTAAAGCGGAGTGCCGCATAGGTGCTGGACGCATCCGACTTACTATGGATCTGTGTTATTGCATTGGACGACGCTTGTGCCTCGAAAAGCGCATGAGGGACGGAGGTGCCCAACCCAAGATTGCCCGCATTGTCAATCGTAGCTGCCAGTGTCTCCGTCCCACTCTGGCGCGTGAGAAACTGCAATCGCGCATCTGTATTCGCAGCACCCGTCCAACTGGAGCGGATCGTCGCCATATTCTGGCCACCACTATCACCAACAAACGTAATATTTGACCCAACACCATCTGCTGCCGTCTGAGCGTTATCAATGACAATATTATTTTGATAAGCAACGCCCGTCTTTATCGAGTGGAAATGATAGGTTGGCGCACCGCCCAGGCCCAGATTGCCGCTGGAGTCGATGATCAGATCACTGGAGAAACTACCTCCATTTACCCTCGTTCCAAGATGTAGTTGCCCCGCATAGTTACCGGATGTGCCATTCTCTTTCTCGCCCCATATCGCACCAAAGTCTGTAGTGTTACTGCCATCATAGTAACCACCGAAGAAGATTCCACCGCCAACACCAGCCGCCATTGCGGTATCGTCAGTTAGCTGAAGAACAGTACGTGCATCGCCATTGACTGCTGATGTTCCTTCTACATCAAGAGTGACGGACGGACTCGCCGTACCGATGCCGAGATTGCCCGAGGCGTCGAGCAACATCCGCTGTGAAATCGCGGTATGAAACGACAAGGCATCTGTGCTATGGGTATAGATGATTTGACCAGCGTTACGTGCATCACCACTTGTACCATCGGCAAACAATATGCGTGAATCATTGGACGAATTTGCCGCCAGCGTAATTCCAGACGAACCGGCTGCATTGGCGACTACAAGGTTGTTGTAATTTGTTAGGTAGTCAGAGGGTGCCGCCGTGCCGATGCCTACTGCACCATCGCCCTGCACTTCAAACAGCACATTCGCTGATACATCTTGCACCTGTAGCGCGTAAACATCAGCGTTGTCACCTGCTTTAACAAATAACCCATATCCGTTATCCGTGTCAGCGTTGATAAATTGACCAGCAAGCTTGTTGTCTCCGGCTACATTCGCTAATCTCACATCCAGCGCGGATGACGGCGCTGCCGTGCCGATGCCTACGTTGCCCGCGTTGGTGATAGTGACCCGTTCAGTCATCACTTTTGATGTATTTGCTGTCCAAAAAGACAACGCACCTCCAAACGATCCTTGTCCCACTGACTGTATCTTGGCAGTATCGTATCCCGATCCGTACCCTGTATACCATGCTAAGTCGTTCCCATACGCATTGACTGACGTATTGGACAAGCGCAACCCGACAGTGTGCGCCTCTGCACTAAACGTGCTTTCCAGCGTCGTCACCGTCGCCGCTGCGGGTGTCGTCGCGCCGAGGACGCCGTTCATGCCGGAAATATCAAAACTTGCGGCTGTAGTGTATGAAGCAATAGCACCAGCCGTCCCGCTGGCGGTAGAGAAATACCACTCAGCAACACTTCCAGCTATGCCCATAAATGCCGATGTTCCATTATTGGCGTATCTATTATTTGATCCGTCAAAGTAGACGTTCGTTCCGAGAATGATAGTCCCACTCTGATTAATGATATTGGATGCAGCGGCATCATCCACTTCCAGTGCCGTCCTCGCCCAATTAGCATTGGGTGTTGCGCCCACGCCAACGTCGCCACTTGTGACGAGCGTCGTAACGGTCGTTGCCCCCGCGCCGAGGGTGCCAGTCGTGACGAGATTATCATTATTAAAAGAGACGGCCCCAGTCCCAGACCTTATATTCGTAATACTCAGCCCAGTCGAGAACGCGGCAAGACCTTGCGAATCTATCCAGCCAACATCTTCATCGCTGTAATTCTCAAACTCAACCTTCGTCCCGCCAATATCATCTCCCATCCGGAGATCAATATCTTCCCCACTTGCTGCCGCAAGGAAGGGCTCGAGCTCCTTTGTGAAGACAATCTCACCAGTTGTCGCATGATCGCTGGAAACATAACCAACGCGGATGAGGGCACCAGAGGTAGGCTTCGTTGCCGTCAGCGCGCCAGCTGTGCTTAGCCAGAGATCATCACCTGCGCTGAAAGCTGAAGTATTAAGGCCGCCAAGCAATCCCGCGATTCTTACTGAGATCGTCTGGCCGGTTGTTTTCGTCTCCGCCGCCAGCCCCCAGAAGTGGGACTTCGCCGCGTCTGTATTGTCAGCAAGACTGACTTCAACCTTATCGCTGGAAGCCGCAGAGACATAAACCGCTTCCCCGATATCTATATTCTCCGCCGCTTTCGCAGCTATAGAAAGACTTGTCGCAGCCGCAGCCCCGACGCCAGTCAGCCCACTTCCATCTCCGACGAAGGCAGTCGCGCTGACTGTCCCAGTCACAGTCTGAGCACCAACCTGCGTCATCGAGCCGATAACGGTCAGGCTATCCGTCGAGAGAGAATCGAAGTGAGTGTTCTGTCTCGCGAGATTTAGCGAGTCATGGATGGCTGTTGCTCCGCCTCCACCTTTCCACGCAAGGCTTGGAACGGCGAAGAGAAGGACAGAGAGTAGAACCAAATACCTTTTCATTTTAACTCCTCCTACCACTGCGTCAGGAAGTAACTGCTATCAATAGTCGTCGCTGCACCGTTCGAGCTTCCACCAGAGAACGTTACGAAGAGCGTTCGAGAGACTGGAATGTTGAGCTGGTAGAGAGTTGTGGTCGCGGAACTGATCGTGAGGGAATCTTCGAGTTCTACCTGCATCTCCCCGTTATCTCTATAGCCCGCAAAGAATCTCGCCTTCACGTCCACAGAATCCCCGTGCGTTATCAGAAGAACGCCTGTATATGTAGCCGGCGTGACGTGGTAAGCGGTGTCTGCGCCCGCACTAGCAACAGAAAAGACCGTGGTCGTTCGATCCGGCTGCGTAATCGGCGTGAGCTTAACCGTCGTCTGCAGCGAGCTCTGACTCTCAATCTCTCCTGGCCACAGAACGACGGCGCCGAGAATCAGCACCAATCCCAAAGCTTTAAATAATCTCATTGTCTCTCTCCTCTGTCTCCCCCTCCCGCGCAGCCACCCCACCCGTTTCCTCTTCCTCAACAATCTCGGCCTCGACAGCCGTTCTGCGGGCCTTAATTCTATCCAGTGTTTCTGGCGTTACTAAAGCATGAGCCACTTGGCCCTGAACCTTCTGAACTCTCGGATAGCCGCCACGAGAGAGGAGATCTTGGGCCGTGCTGACTCTTAGTCTGATATCATCCGTTAGCTTCCCGTCCCGGACTTGCTGAAGCAGGTTAAGGCTCTTCTCTGCATCTGAGACTAGAACGCGCGAAACGTCAACGGTGTCGGAATCTCTCGCAACCGTCAACATCTCGATCTTTGCTTTCGCAACTTCGCTGTTCCGAAGGTCTGAAACGTTCTGAGGCGTGACGCCGAGAATAGTCCCGATCTCCTTATTGTTGAAGCCAAGCACGATGAGACGAATCATCTCATGATGCCTACCCCAGAGAGTCGTGACTTCATACCGCCGTCTTTCACCCTTCCTTCTCCTGCCCATCGTTTTCTCCCTCAGATCGCCTTATCATCCAGGATCGCTGAGAACGGCCCAGGCATCGCTTCGAGAGAAA